CACCCGTTCCATATAACGTAAACGCAACAGTTTTAAAGATATGGGAAACTCCGCCGCTCGTGACTGCAATATAATTGCTATTATGTGCTGTGCTGGAACCGATGAATTGAGTGAGGGAGCCCGCAACAGGGCTTCTCAATACATCGATGGAAAACGCGAAAAGTACTCTATCCCTACGATGGAAATTCGCCAAAGTTTTGTTGAAGTCCCTATGGTCCGCCTACAGGCCGTGAGTAATCATACTCACGGTTTGTCAGCCGCGGACCGTAGCTCAGGATCGATAATGATCGGCAATATTGCTGGAGCTTGTGGTAAGAAACCTGTTTATTTTCAGGGTTCTTCTGCTGATGTTCGCAATGGCCGTATGATATCGCGCGACTATCACTGGGTAAAAGACATAAACGCGCCTGCGTCCTCTTATGCACCGCATGATGAGGATTTGGTTGCGATGGTCGATGTCGACTATTACGTTGACATGAATGAGTTTCTGTTAAGGAACTTTAGGCCAATTGTCCTTTACACCTTTCAACCGCAAACGCTAGGTTGTGCTGAAGGGGAGTTTAGTTTTTGTTTCGATGATCAAGGGCGCGTCAGGTATGACGTGTCCGGTGGCTCAGGATATGCTCACCATGTCTGGCATTACATCGGAGACTCAGTTAAGGTAACCAAGAAATTTCTTGGGTTCACCTACGAGTGTTCGACGTTTGCGCTGGAAAAGCGGGCAATGGGACCACACCACCAGTTAGTGTTGTTCGCACCAATAGCGAGGTTCAAGGGAATCTCAGCTTGGGTTGCTGACAAGCTGTTAGCTGGTGAAGATCTGAAACGCCTAGACCCTCGTGTAGGCAATGGTTTTACGCGGATGCAAGTTCAGTCTACGGAAGGGCTGTTCGTGCAGACCGGCAAAATCAATAACCACGCATTTGCCAATGTCCCAAAGCATGTGGACGACGAGATCGCTTCTGTGGCCCGTGTCAGCAAGACGTTCACCATCTCTATGGTGAAACAACGCTTGAATGACACGAATGCGCCCGGAACGACGTTGTTACATGAATACCACTTGTTGAAGTCGGTGCTTTGGGGTCCTAAGGTTGCTGTGGTGGACCCGTATGTTCGTTCGTATCAATTTATCGAAAAACTGTCTGATCTTGACGAAGACAGCAAGCCGTCTATGGTTTCATTTATGAATCCCATAGTGGACGCCGCGTACTGTCCACTCTTAGGAGTGAACAATGAGAGACGCGGTGTTTTGAAACGGATTACTGAGTTGCAAAAGAAGCCTTTAGAACCCACCCCTTTCTTGCTCCAATGCATGGAGGAATTTGTGGATCTATTAGCTGAAGGACTAGGGGGAAAACGTTTGTTTCCTGTCGAGATATCTGAGGTTTATCTTCGACAGTCGAAACCGACACAACAGCGGATATTGGAGTCCGCTGAGTATGAAGGTGCCACGACCGAGAGCAAAACTTTCGGCAAACGTGAAGCCTATCAAACTCTTAACGACATGCGAATAATATCGCAGATCAACGGGGTGGACAAACGTGATTACTCCACGTTTATGTACGCTCTAGGGGATTACCTGAAGGACATGCCATGGTATGCATCAGGAAAGTCGAATGTTGAAATCGCTGACCGCATTGCGGAATTATGCGAGAAAGCAAAGAGTCATGTGTCGAACACGGATTTCGCCCGATTGGATGGTACTATCAATGCATTGCTGCGACTGTTGGAAAGAATGGTCATGGTAAAGCTGTTCCATCAACAATACCAAGAGGAGATGTTGAGAACTATGAAAACTCAACGTAACTTGCGGGGAAGGACTACGAATGGAGTGAAGTACGTCACGTTGGATACGCGGTTATCAGGGTCACCTGAGACATCGCCGTTCAACTCGATGGAAAACGCTTTCGTGGCCTTCCTAGCCGGAAGGTTAGACCGCAAGACACCCCGCGAAGCCTGGGAGGGGCTCGGGATGTATCTTGGTGATGATGGTGTCACGGCTGATACTACTCGTAAATCATACGAGAAAGCAGCTGCAATGGTGGGTTTGGTGTTAACTGCCGAGACGGTCAAGCGAGGAGAGATGGGAGTGTCCTTTCTATCTAGACGTTATGGGCCCGATGTCTGGTTTGGAGACAACAATTCTTGTTGCTCCATCTCCCGGACCGTTTCCAAGTTTCATGTCACGGTGCATATGCCGAGTAGCGTGAGAGCTGTAGACAAATTGTCTGACAAATCTTATGCTTTGTGGATTAATGATTCACAAACTCCGATCATTGGGGCTTTGGTCGCTAAGGTTGTCTCCATTACGGGTATCAATTACAAGTCGTTCAAGAATTTGAGCAATGCTTGGAATGTAAACCCCACTGGAGCCTACCCGAACGTCAAGGCCGATTGGATGTACGACTTGGCTAGGGCAGAATTGCCCAACTATGACATTGATGCGTTTGACGCGTGGATTTCGAAAGTCAAGAATCTGTACGCAGTTCTGGACATACCGGAATTCAACGTTGTGACGCCACCGAAGGCCAAAGCAGGTATTATAGAGATGGATGGTGATATCCTAGTAGTACCTGGCCCACGTGCCGAACCAGCTCCTTCTGTCGAGCCAGCGCAACCTAAGTCGTCCACAAGACGCAAGCGCCGCTCCAGAGGGAGTCCCAACAAAACGCAGGCTTCAGCCCCTAATTCAGCTGAAGCTGTCCCTCAAACGGACAAGAAGACCCTTGGTAAGGGCAAGACCCGAGACAGCACTACGTCGAAAGGTCCGACAACCACGGATGTTCCTCCTAACTAATACATCTGAAGTCGGGGTTTGGTATCTAACGTCCCTAAAGTACCACGCTGTAAG